ATTCTGTTGAAAACATGAAAGAGTCGAAGAATCTCTATAAGACAATCAAAGAGGAATTGGATACTGTTGATTCTAAGAGCATTAATGAAAGTGTTCAAAGAACTGTCAATAACTCAGTTTCATCAGGATCATCACAAAACCTCATTGAGTCTAAGACATATGAAAATCCTCAGTTCTTAAGAATTAAGGATCTAATGTCAAAAATTTAAAATAAAAATCTCTAAAACTAAATTTAAAAATGGGAGCATTATTAGAAAGTGGTCTTGTTGGTAACATCGGTCTTAAGCACCTTAAAGTTATCAAGGAAGATACAATCAACAAATGGGACAAATTAGGATTCCTCGAGGGTCTTAATGGTCACCTTAAAGAAAACGTAGCTCAGTTGTACGAAAACCAAGCTTCATATTTGATCAACGAAGCTTCAACTACAGCTGACTCAGGTTCATTCGAAACTGTTGTTTTCCCAATCGTAAGAAGAGTATTCTCTAAGCTTTTGGCTAACGACATCGTTTCTGTTCAAGCGATGAACCTTCCAATCGGTAAGTTGTTTTACTTTGTACCTTTGATTCAGGACTACAGAGTTGACACGGCAACTAATAAACAACACTACGCACCTTACGGTTCACCTAACGCTGCTGCAGGTCAAACTCCTGACAGTGGTTACGACGTAAACACTCAGAAAGACCTTTACGATAGATTCTACGAAGGTAACGAAGCTGCTTTGGATCCTCCAGGTCTTTTCGACTACTCAAGAGGTGAGTGGAGTGCAATCACAGCACCTACAACTTCAGTAGTTACCGCAACTTGGAATGGTACTAACTTAGGGGCAGCTGCTTACGGTTACAACTCAGCAACTACTAAAGTATTGTTGATCATGTCAGGTTTCGCTTCTGACGGAGCTGGTAAACTTATCGGTCCTGATGGTAACCCAATGGATACTGAAACTTTCTTGGCAGGTTTAACAATCAGAGGTGCAGCAGGTAACGTTTACACATCTGCAAACACTTCAAACAACTACCTATTTAGAGTAGTTACTCAAAGATACGGTAAAGGTATTGTTCAATACGGTTCACAGGCAACTGCAGTTTACCCTAACAGTTTAACTGATGGTGGTAAGTATGACGACGTTTGTAACGCGGCTGGACAGATCTACCTTGAGGTTGATTTAACTACACCAGCAACTGTTGGTGCTAACTCGATCGACGGATACATTGGTACTCCATTCTCTTCATCTACAGCGGCTAACAACGCTTTCATCGCTACTTACAGATTGTACAAGAATCTTGAGTTTGAAGATAAGATCGGTGAAGTTTCTTTCGACCTTCAGTCTGTGACTGTTTCGGTTACTGAAAGAAAACTTAGAGCACAATGGTCACCTGAAATGGCTCAGGACGTTGCTGCATTCCACAATATCGACGCTGAAGCTGAATTAACAGCTTTATTGTCTGAGCAAGTTGCAGCTGAAATCGACCGTGAAATCCTTAGAGACCTTAGAAAAGGTGCGGCTTGGGATCTTCGTTGGGACTACAATGGATGGAAGAGACTTGGATCAAACGCAGTACCTTACACTCAGAAGGACTGGAACCAAACTCTTATCACAGCAATCAACCAAATCTCGGCTCAAATCCACAAGTCAACCTTAAGAGGTGGTGCTAACTGGATCGTTGTTTCTTCTGAGGTTTCTGCAATCTTTGATGACTTGGAGTACTTCCACGTTTCAAACGCAGCTCCTGAGCAAGACCAATACAACATGGGTATCGAAAGAGTAGGTACACTTGCTGGTAGATATCAAGTTTACCGTGACCCTTACTTCCCTGCAAACCAGGTGTTGTTAGGACACAAAGGTACTTCGTTACTTGATACAGGTTACATTTACGCTCCGTATGTACCTCTTCAGTTAACTCCAACGATGTACAACCCATTCAACTTCACCCCAATCAAGGGTATCATGACTAGATACGCTAAGAAGATGGTGAACAACAGATTCTACGGTAGAATCACAGTTGATGGTGTTAGAACATTCGACTTGAGAGAATTGAGATAATATCTCAAAACACTTTATCAGAGGGGACTTCGGTCCCCTTTTTTATTTTCTATACCTTTGAGAACAAAAGGGTGAATCATTTCCGTAGTATAAACATCTGAGTATACCTACCTCGGTGCGAACACTTTCATATTGATCACCATAAAATGGTCTGTGACCTTCTCTTACTACATTTGTAAGTAGTAACTCCCCGTCAACTATACGTTTCATTATCTCGTTCTTATTCATCTCTCTAATGCAAAAAAAAGGGGTCCTAAGACCCTTGATTATTGTTATTTGAATCTAATCGATTTAGTATTCGGATTGATTTTGAAACTATCTCAGATTCCTCCAAAGAAAAAAGTCCTTTACTCTGTGCTGAGTCTAATGCCAATCTGATAATATAAAGTGATTGTTCTTCATTTAGATCATTAATAAATGTTTCAAAATGAATATCCTCTCTAATTTGTATTCTATCGAAAAGTAAAAATGATGTGTCCATTGTATTTATATATAAGAAAAACCAAAAATATGTCAAATATACCTGATGATTTTGCCAAAGAATTACTCAAAGAGGATTTAGCGGTTTGGTTTGGAACAAAGAAAAAACCTAAAGGGTCTAAACAACCTAAAGGACCTTGGGTAAATATCTGTCGTAAAAAAGAAGGTGGAGGGCATCCTCCATGTGGAAGACCTGAGGGTGAATCAAAAGGCTATCCAAAATGTAGAGCTGCGGGAGTTGCGTCAAAAATGACAGATGCTCAGAAGAAAGCCGCTTGTGCTCAAAAAAGAAGGGCCGAAAAAAAAGACCCCAAAGTTGGTAAAGGAAATAAACCAACTATGACGTCTTACAAACCTAAGAAGAAAAAAAATGAAGGATTAAGAAATTTAATCCACAAAGTTCTTAAGGAATCTTTAAAGAAATAGTATCTTTTTCTTCAGATTTTATTTTAACGGTATCATGTACGGTATCATGAGCGGTATCATGAGCGGTATCATGTACGGTGACTGATTTAGTTACCTGTTGAATTGGTTTAGGATTCTCTTTTACTATAACAGTTTCTTTAGGATCATCTTTTTTCGTTTGAGGGAATTGAAAAATTTCTTCACCTCCATCATTAACAGGTGAGTATATTACCATCTCATTTTTTCTTGTTAATTTATCTGAAACATAGGGATAAATATTGATTCCGATGAGTATTAAGAAACTGACGATAAAGGTTACCAAAATGGTACCGGTCCAAAAAAGGTGATTGTAGATATTTTTCATTTGATGTCTGATAGAATTTTCTTGAGTGAACTTTTGATATTAGAGGTGATTTGGATTTCAAACTCCTCCCTACGTTTTTCAACTTCGGTGTCAAAGATGTCAATAAGTTGATTCCATCCCTTGTCAGTGAAATGTACGTCGTACGCATAGACGTGATTGATAATCTTTACTCTATGACTATCAAGAATAATAAACACGCTAGAATCTTCATTCTTGATGTAACGTTTACCTGTTTTGGGAGTAAGAAGTAACGTTGTCTCTTTTTGGTAAATGAGTTTCTTACAAATTGACGTACAATCTCGTTCGTAAACTGATTTATCGTAATCAGACTGTACGGTTCTGTAAATGTAGATCATCATCTTTTGGATGGACCTACGTAGGTAGTGGTAAGGTTTATTCATAGGTTGATATTTGAATACAAATATACAACACCTCTATGAAACTAACAATACGAACCTGAACATCTTTTTTTACCGTCATTACCAGGTTGTGTTCCTTTGCACACCTGTACAGCGTAACCATTTGCGTAAGCTGAGGGGTAAACGTCATACTTAGCTTTAGCCGCTGCAATACCTCTAGCACAAAGTTTACTACCCGTTTTTTTCTTACCCTCCATTACGTCCATGTCCACTTGGACATAATCCATTTGGTCTTCACCATCACCTTTGATTTCATTCATAAAGAAGTCGAAGATCTGATCCATATTTTCTTTTGCTGAGGCAACGTGGTCCTGTGCCCAATCATGACCATTTTCTAAAATCTTGTGAAGAACATCCTTGTCCATCTCTAACAACATGTCGGCTTGTCTTTTAATCTGCTCTAAGTTAGAGAAGAACATATAACGATCATTCTCGTGTTGAGCTTCTTGTAATACTTTAGCAACGATTGTTGCTAAGTCTGATTCCGTGATTTTTACGATCTTTTTCATTTTTTGTTAACGATTTGAAACTGAAGAGTATCCTTATAAATATCTTTCTCTCCACTAGTATTCACTTTGATATCAACAAAATACTCATTTGGTATCTTGTCTCTCATATCAAACATAAAGTAATATTCATTAGGGGTTCTGTTGACAGGTGTCCAATCTTGAACTTGTACTTCAGTGGTACCTTCTCTGACATAAACTCTGTAGTAGATATCAATGTTAGGGATTTGAACATTAGTGGACCATTGTTTTTTAACAACTACCCCCACTTTACGTAGTTCTGTATTAAGTATCTTTTCATTTTGGAGGATACCATAGAAATCAAATCCAAACTTCTCAGGTTCTCTTGACATGGGTCCAATGTTGATACCGGCAGTGTATGGTTGTAGGACAAACTGATTCTCAATATTAGGAATACTTTGTCCATTAATGGTCAGACCAGTCCACACATCATAGTATAGACATGGTGTTGGTGATGCCGAAAAAATATTTGGTACAGTAACTTCATAAACCCCTTTAGTTACCTGACATGTCGTCAATCCTTGTCCCCCTGCGAATGGATTTCCATTCGCATCAAGAATATTCACACCAGGTAGGTTATCTAAGTTAACGTAGTCACCATTTTGATAAACATATAGGTATAGTTTGTTTGTTTGATTCTTAAGGAAGTTGTTTCTATCGTCTTGAATCAAATCATTATAATCTGTCTGTAAGAATGGTTGATAGAATGTTTGTGTAAACTTTGAGAAGAATCCCACACTGTAAGCTGAGGTTAACCCTGTGATTGATTCCAAATCAGGAACATATGCTACCCCCCATCCTGTAACACCCGTAAGAGTACCATCTAATATTGAGTTGATCTCATTTGTCATATCAAATGAAATGTCTTCATTACCGAGTTCAAAATGTTGTGTATCGATAATGGTAAGGGCTGAGAAGTTTAATCCTGCGGTTGCACCTGTCTGTGTGTTCAGGTTATCATAGATACCTGGTACCGTCCAGTTTGATAAGGTAGTTGTTTGGTACCAGTTGGACGGACGTGTAGAGAACATCTTGTCATTGTACTGTTGGATTGCCGTTAACGAACCTGACACACCATTTTGAGTTGTACCAAAATCATTATAGTCGTATCCAACACCCTCATCCCAAAGTTGGGGGTTTCCTGTACTTCCTGATGTTTTAGGTATTCTAAATAAGATTAAGTCAAATGAAGTGGCTCTTTTTCTTGCGTTGGACATACTGGTGTTTAACAAATCATCGTCAAATGATGATGTGTTTACCATGTTGAGAGTATGAGTTAAAGTGGGGGTACAACCTGTTGAGATTACCTTACTCGCGATCTGTTGTTGGAGATATACCAAATCCAAATCGAAGATGAATCTTGTAAATCCAAAGTTTGGGATAATAAGATCAGATGAACCAAAATTAAGTTCAACCACAGGATTTCTCGCTGTGTTGGTGTAAAGGTTGGAAATTAACGTATTGTTCCTCTTAAAATATGATCTCAGAATAGACATTTACTCTCTTTTAGTAATAAATATCAATTCAAACGAATATATTGACTTAGGACCTTTTGATATGAGTTATTAAGTTCTTGAAGCAAGTTTGATACGCTTGAACCGTCCTGAGTTATTGGTACAGGTGGTTCACCAGGGAATCCGTGTTCGTGGGTTACCAAGAAACGAACAATGAGGTTAAGTAACTCTAATAACTCTTCACCCCTTACGGCACTTGAAGTTCTTGGAAATATTTCTTTAACAAACTGTTCTTCTTCGATACCATAAAGATTATTCTCAAAGTTGATTTTATTCTTACCAGGAATCTGGGATAAAGAGGATAATAAATATAGATAGTTTGCCCCCAATGTGGCGTAGGTCTCGGGTAAGTTGGTAGTTGTGACGGGTTTGTAGTTTTTGAAATCTAACTTAACAGGTTCTCCTTCTCTTGATTCTTGATAGATCAAGTTATACCCACCCTTTTGTGAGTTCGGATTAAGTTTCACCGATTGGAATATCGTGGTAAGGTTTGTTCTTGTATTTGCATCAGTTGATGTCTTCATCATACCGTATATTCTATTGGTTGGTCGGTAGAATATTGGGAATCTTTGTTCTGTTACACTAAAAAGTTGAATACCGGTTTTGGTTTTTAACTTGGTATTACAATCTTGAATGAACTGATTAATAAACGCTATAACACCATCTATTGAAAGTAAGTTGAAACTAACTTGGGCGGTTAATATTTTAAATTGTTCTAAGTCTGAATCTACCTTAATGTTTCTTGAAGATGTTTGTTCTGCTGATTTCAATCTGTAAAGACGAACACTCCCTGAGAATAAATTGAAACTATTTTCAGGATTTGTTACGTCATATTCTATTAAGAAGTTTACTTGTAAGCTTTGTACTTTGACTTCGGCAACTTGTTTGGTTGAACCTATGATGGTTTTTTGTTGAAACTTTGATAGTTGGAGAAATGCCCTTCTTGGATTACC